GACCCCGTTAGAATAATCGAGGAGCCGCCAGACATGTAAAAGACTGCACCGAGAGTACCAGTAAGATGATCTCCAAAGTTTCCGGAGTCAATTACCCAAAGACCAAATGCGCCGCCATTGGCAGTAACATCTGCACCATTAGGATCAGCATTCATTTGCCAACCAGCAAGATTGCCATCAGAGGCCCTGTCTGTATGATCTTCGCCCAGAAGACGAACTACTGTTGCGGGGGCGGTTCCTGCCGCCAACCAAGCCTTGGCTGCATATGCTGCATAAAGTGGGCCGGATGGTTTACCCGATCTCCAGTCTCCCTTACCACCTGCTGTGGGCTCTCCAAAAGTCTTGACAAACTCTGTGTAAGAATCTACCTTGACAGGTCGCATTGCTGGACCTTTGTCAAACCTTCCGACGATAACTGGCCCTATAACATCTGGTGCTGCTGGTATCTGAGATTCGTCTATCTCTTTTGTGAAAATACCGGGGGAAATAAATCTAAAATTATTAGCTGCCATTTACAACTTTCTCCTTAATAAATTAGAACAACTTTAATGCGCTTCTTTTGTTATAAATAGTATTTTATAACTTCAATGACCTAAATTATAGGACACTCTCTATAAAAACCATCTTTAGATAGTCTATCGGCGGCCATGGGGCTGAAATAGATGATATCATCCTCTCTCATCTTCGCCTAAAGAAGTTCTCTCTCTTGCTTGTACTAATGTGACTGCGTTCTCTCTTACTGCTATTTTTGGCCTGTCAGAGTTTGATCCCTCTCCTAGGAGGTATCCAAGTATTCTGACAGATATGGTCGTCTCATAGGAACGCTCTGATCCTCCCATATTAGAAGAATTATTCATTTGTGAAAAATCACTCTGGATAAAACCTTCAAATCTGTGCCCCTCACTGGTAATAAAGAAATTATTTATTTGTCCAGTCTTTGTTACAAACGGGGTAAGTATTTCATTTATCTGTTGCTGGTATTCTGCCCTGACTCCTATTGAATACGTGACCGCGATATATGTTGGCATAGGCATCGTCATCGTATTGTATACCGTCAAATCTTTATCTGATGGGAAATTGTTCTGCCTATAGTGTTTATAAGAGTGCGCATTCTTAAAGTTTGCAGTTTTCTGCTGGTTGATGGTTCTTGCGACAGTTATAAAACCACCCTTTGGATCGTTAATGGGTGGTATGTGAGACCAAGCCACCCCTTTGAAGTTTGAATCTTTTGATATGGAGTCGCGGCTAAGAGTAAGTAAAGGTAACTTTAAAGTCCCCTTTGAGTCTCTGAGGTCTTTGTCGTTTTTAATTTGATAAGCTCTTTCTGCCGAAGCCCATATAGCCGGAACCTTTTTCCAGCCTTTGTTTGTTGTCGAATGAATGTTTAATGTTTCATTTAAATATACAAACATTGCCTCATCTATTGTCTCAATAGTAGATGGCATCAAAGAGATTTCTTTAAGCGCCGCGTCCTTTAATTTTTCATCATGTGGCATCGAACAAGCCCTCCCTTGCTTTAGTGCAAGTTGCAGAGATTTCTAGTCTATGATCGATTTGGCCAAATATTTGTCTAGGTTCCGACAACATTGTTATCTCATAATGAATATCTCCGTAAAGAACAAAGTCGCCTTCTCTGACAAAGAGATCTTGGTCTTCCGTCAGCCTACGCTTATGGAAGTGAACTACAATAGAAGAATCTTTATCTAAACCAATGTTGCTTGAAAATTCTGTTTGAATTCCTCCCCACTCTACCAACGCGTGTACTCTAACGGGAGGATGGAAAGTTTTGTTTATAGCCTCTCCATATGTAGAGTGATATTTTGTCCTCTCTACATCTATTGGGTAATATATTATAGTCTGCCCAATTACCCTTTCAATAAGCTCATCATTGACTTGCTTAACTAAATCTCTTTCTTTTTTACCAACAAAGAGAGGTGGTGGCGGGTGATCCGGCTGTGACCATTTATTGTTTGCCATTAATTAACTACCCCTGATAAATAAACAAAGGAACTTCTTCTAGCACCTTACTGGTTGCACCGAGCAGCGCTGCATCTTTCTCTGCCAATGCCCTGTATGACATGTCATCAAGAATAGACTTAAGCTCATCTTTGAGAGTCTGCTGTTCGCTTGTCGATTGACCCAATAGCTCGCTTGAGTTCAAAGTTACGCTTTCTCCAGGTATGGGGATTACTCCGAACTTTCCTCGAACCTGGCCCAATACTTCTTTTGTGAGAGCTAGCGCGTAACGTCTAATCCATTGTTTACCTATAGAGTTTATGTTTTTATATGGAATGTTTTCAAAAGGTAAAGCGTTAACATTGTTAATACCGCTCATTCCAGACTTTCTATCGGCATCTTCAGTCCATCCATCTTTCTCCACAGTAAAGGTAACCCACATGTAGTTGGGAAACTCTCCATTTGGAACAGGATATAACTTCAATTTGTTATTGCTTATCTCATATGAAAAATGAGAAAGCCTAGTGAATATATGATCCTCAAAAGCTTGAGCTTGAAGTTTGTTTTGCCATGTAGGGATAATCTCGAAAGTAGTGTCATCAGAGAATTGTCCATAATTATTTAGATTACCGACAGCATTTAAGCCACCATAGTATCCAAAGAATCTCCACATCGATTGCGGAGTCTTATAAATGACTTTTCTTATTTTTACTTTTTTCTTGCCTACTAAATTTTCAAACTTTGGAGCAACACCAAGTGCCGGATCTGTTCCGACTGAAGAAGAATATATTAAGGATTGCAAATCATATTCTTGCTGATTTTTGTTTACCTTAAAAGATGCAGAGTATTCTGTTAATCCTCCGGCAAAGCCGGCTTCTTGAGCCAGTCCTTCGCCCTGCCTTCTGGCGTACCTGAACTCAAACCTAGGAAGAGCCAAGTTTGCTGCTGAACCGCTGGCATCCCCACCAGTCATCTGACCATCATGATTAAATGTGCCAGTAGACATTCCAAGAAGATCTGATAAAACATTCTTTGCTTGGTGTATGTTTATTTGATAAGAGTACTCCAAGCATGCTTCTTCATATGCCGAGTATATATTTGAAACAGTAAGCTCGACATCTAAAATATCCCCTCCTAATTTTTTATAGGTGTAGGCTACTTGGTCGGACGCTCCGGATATAAAATTAACATCATGCAAGGGATATGTTGTATCAACATATATACCAAATGGGTAATTCGATGTCTTTGCGGCTGAATCCGCATAACCAGTGGCAGATGAATCATCACCGACTGTTCCAGTCGATGGCAAGACAATAGCACTGGTAGTTCTTTTTGGAGTTAAATTTGGTATTGACATACAATGGTTCTCCCGTTCACAAGTAAATAGTTCCTCGCAAAACAAAAACCCAGACTATGACTGGTTAGCTCTACTCTTTCTTTTTACTAGGAGCACTCTTTTTTGGTGCTGCCTTCTTCTTTCCAGAGGCACTCTTTGCTTTTGGCTTTGCCTTTGGCTTTGCCTTTGGCTTGGGTTTCGGCTTTGGTTTAGGCTTTGGTTTAGGCTTAGGCTCGACCACAACTTCTTCAACCTTTGGCTGCTCGATGATTGGCTCTACCTCGACAATAACTGGGCTTGGCTCTGCTTCCTTGCCAAGTAAGGCCTTTCTTATCGCTGCGTACTTCTTGGCATACTTGGCCATTGTTAAACGCTTTCTTTTTTTTCCCACAATTCCTCCAGTGGTTTGTAATAAATAGTTTGCTAAAAGACAAAGCCCCGCACATCGTGCGGGGACTATAGCTAAATAAGTTTATTAACTATTTTATTTTTTAGATCCGAACAGACCTTTAGAAGCTTCCTTCTTTGGGGCTGCCTTTTCCTTTTTAGGTGCTGCCTTTTTCGCAGCGCTCTTTTTTACCTTGGCGCCTTTGGCCGCTTTTTTCTTTTCAAAATGTTTTAATCCCATAACAATCTCCTAAATGTTAATTTGCTTTTTCTTTCTAGCGAAATAAATAGTTTTACGAATCGATTCTTTTGTGTCATTTTCTGAAACATCGCAGCCCAGCGATATCGCTTCTTTTAAAAGGTTTTGCTTTGTGGCTGCAATTTCTTCTTTGGCTTTTATTCTCATCTCATCTTCCATTTTTTTTAGCTTATAGTTTCTCTCTTTAATCACGTCTTGCAGCGCGACAAATTTATTCAATATTGACTCATATTCCTCTTGAGTCAGCTCATCGTTGTCTTCAGATAACAATCTAAACTCCTATTTGTATCGTGAGTAACTTCAGTACCCAAAAAACCCCCCTCGCTTGAGGGGGGCTCTGTGTTCTACTAAAGGGACATATTATCCAGCAGCAGTGTGGAATGGTACAGTTGAAGCGTCGTTAACGATGCCATGGACGTACCATCTATCGCCATCCGTAAATATATCAAACCTATCGCCTGGACTCGCGTCGGCGGCGCATTTAATAAAATCATCGTCATTAACAGCGTAATCACCAGCATCTCCGTCAGCTGCAACAGTCATACCTACTACATCATTTCCGGAACCAAAATCAATGTTCACTTTGTTGTTCATTCCTTCGTCAGAACCATCGGTACTTTCGGATAAAATGATTGTACAATGCCAGCCAGATACTAGAGTGGTAGGTAAGTCAACCTCGGTAGTTGCAGCAGGATTAACAAGAAAAATCTTTCCTGAATCTGCGGCAGTAAGTGCCTGATTAGCTGTTATTAACTCTACTTTCTTGTAGTGTCCGTGAAGTACAGTGCCGGCACCAAGTGCCAAATCTCTCTTTAAATTTTCCATTAATGCCTCAACTCTCGCTAGGCCTATTCTTTTTGTTCCCATGTTAAAAACCCTCCTTTTATAATCGTGTCACCGCTGGATTGCGGCCGTGTATATAAACACGCAATAACTTGGTATGAACCTTGTGGTTCACATATAAATAGTCCCTATCGCACCCTTTGTCGCAATAAACAAAAAAAAAGCCCCACCTCCGAAGAGGCAGGGCTAGATTTGTTCAATCTCTATGGATTAGCTAGTTGCACCAGCTTCACCGAGGAGACCGCGAACGACGACGATACCATACATATCAGGACGAACCATCTTCTTGGCGTAGCGTGTCATGACGCCTTTGCGAGGTACGAAGTCCTCGACACCAAAGATAGTAGGTGTGACTTGTAAAGGCACATACGGAGCGTAGACATATCCACTTTCGAGGAAAGATCCACCCTTACGGCCGACGAGTACGACATTCCGTGGGAAGTATGGGTCGACATAGACGTCCCACTTCTTGGAAATAGCACCAGTCTTGACAGCACCAACGGTTCCGCGTTCTGCGTCAGCAGTAACGGAAGCACGGAAGCCAGCAGTGAACTCAAGGATGTTTGCAACTTCAGGTCCAACGACGATGAAGTTAGCGCCACCACGAAGAGTCTTACGATGAATTTGAGCAGACACATCATTGATGGTCTCAATCAAAGTCTCGTACCACTCGCTTACAGTACCAGTGAAGTCAGGAGCAGCCGAAGATGCACCGATTTCAGCACCAGTCTCGCGGTTCACGAAGAGACCAGGAGAGCGGGACCAGTAGAATCTACCAGCAGCTGCGCCAACGACTAGATCG